GACATTCTTTTGAAGGATGTAGCGCAACAGCAACAGCCACAGGATATGCGAACTGCTATTAACCAACAACAAGTTGACACTTACAATCAAAGAATGGCAGGACAACAAGCCATTGACGGTTATAATCCTAAACCAACAGGGACAGAATTAACACAAGCAGGGAAGCCCTTTCAAGGAGCAGTAACAGGTTTGAGGAACCTTGTCACAGGGGGTGACTATTCGCGTGGTGGTAATGTGGATGCTCAAGCAGGTTCAGCAGATGGTATGAAAGAGCGATACCGATTACGCGATAAATTGAATCCAAAAGCAACATTAGGCGCTATGGCAGGTCAACTCAAAGATAAGTGGGGGCAGGGCAGGGCGGCACAAACCATAAGACAAAATCAAGATGCATTAAATAGACTCACATACGGAAGGGACCGTGATACTCTAAGCCCGGAAGAGCAAACGCGCTATGATGAATTAGTTGGTAGGAAAGTGAATGCACAAGACACTTTAGCAAGACCCGATATGAGCAGAACTGTTCAAGATAGAAAGAAGGATGCCCGAAATGCAAAGTGGGCGGCTGAACCACCCGGTCCAAGTAAGAAACCTAACGCTCCATACCCGGAGAGGTTGAAGGTCACACAGGGTCAACCATCAGCATCGGAACAAGAGCCGGAGATGGCTCAATTAAATATCTCCCCCGAAGATGAAGCAGAAGTTGCGGGATTAGCAGAAGGTATTCCCGAAGAAGCAATGACTGATTCACCAATGGAAGAAGAAGCACCGGAAGAAGCAACACCGACTGATACTTCCGCCGGACCACCGGAGCCTGTTGAAGCCGATACTACTGATTGGCACAGCGCTATTCCTATCAAGGGCAGGTCAAGAAAGAATTGGATAAGCGCAATTGAAGGCGCGATGGATGAAAACGGAACTGTCAACGAGGAAGGTTTGCGAAGTGCTTTAGGTAAAATGAGAGGAGCGCGAGCCGGTAAAGATGCGGAAGGTAATCCTATACCTGCTATCCCAAAGGAAGATATTATTCAAGCGTTATTGGCGACATTCAAAGGTGAAATATCACCCGAAAAAGCAGAAGAAATTGTTGAACAAGAGTTTGCTGAGTTAGATATGAGTGGAGGGAAACCTACGGCTAAGAAACCAAAGGCTAAGGCTAAGGCTAAGGCTAAGGCTAAGGCTAAGGCTAAGGCTAAACCAAAGGCGGCAGAAGAGCCGGTTGAGGAAGAAGAGCCGGAGATGGCTGAGTTAGATATGAGTAGCGGAAAGCCCGAAGCCAAAAAGAAGATTGAAATGGACGAAGACTTAGATGAAGTTATGAGTTCAAATGATGAGGCTATGAACTTTGCTTGGGACCACTTAACGGTGTTAAAAGGCAGGTGATGCCTAATGACAGGCTTAAGCCTTGAAACTCTTGAAGAGATAGATTATGAGGTTGCTAAGCGCGACTTCAAGTTCTTCTTTGAAGATATTCTTGGTTTTCAATTATCACATCATCATGAAAGATGGTATGATAATCTTGAAGCGCAACGCAGATATTGTGTTAAAGCGGCGCGTGACCACGGTAAGTCAACATTGTTCTTATGTTACTTATTATGGAAAGCGGCATTCAATCCTAAGACTAAGTGTGTTTTGATAAGTCACAGTTTGCATCAGTCTATTCACCACATGAGAACACTCAATGACCTCATAGATGGAGTTCCGTTTCTTGCGCGTTTGAAGAAACCCGATTCATGGTCTAAGACATTCTTTGGTTTCGCTAATAGTTCTAATATCAGCGCGAAGTCGGTTGGTGGTGCTATTCGTGGTATTCACCCCGACCTTATCCTATGTGACGATATTCTGTGGGGAACAACAGATACAGAATTGCAAAGAGTTGCAAGTTGGTTTTATGAAGTTCTTGTTCCTACTCTTCACCACACATCAAAGTTAATGATTGTAGGAACGCCGTTCACTCCGACTGACCTTTATACGGAATTAGAAGCGCGTGAAGGTTATCTTGTTGAAACATATCCTGCTATCAACGCTAAAGGGGTTGCTCTTTGGCCGGAGCGTTGGGACTTAGAATCATTGGATGCGCGCAGGAATGATATGCCCGCGATTGCATTTGCTCGCGAATATCTTTGTGAGCCAATGGATGACATGAGTAGTTTATTCCCCTCAATAGTTCTTCAAGCCGCTAAGGATAGCGATTTAAGAATCATCAATCGCGCAGATGGTGACCCCGATGACCAATACTTTGTAGGTTGGGACCCTGCTATTTCATCGGATAGGTCGGCTGATTATACCGTTATGGTGGTAATTCGTCGTCCTTCAACAAATCCCGAATTACTTGAATTGGTTCATGTGGTTCGCAGAAAGAATATGGATTTCCGAACACAGATTATGGAGATTCAAAAACTCAATGCGAAGTTTGCACCCGATGTAATTGAACTTGAGGCTAACAACTTTCAGCGTGTGTTCGCGACTGAATTGCGCGCAGATACAGATTTACCGATTAAGACATTCATTTCCACTCGCCAAAGACGCGAATCGCTTCTTATGGGTTTAGTTATGCGTTTTGAGAAAGAACAATTGAGGTTACCGTGGGGTGATGATTACTCCCGAACCCTTATGAGCGAGTTAGAACGAGAACTGCTCATGTTCGGAATGTCCAAGAAGGGTAAATTGGATAGCATCGGACGGCATGACGATTTCGCGATTGCTCTCGCATTAGCGCATTGGGGAACAACTGAGTTCCGCGAGCGTATAGTTGATATTGATGAAATGATGGCGGGGTTGATTGATTGAGTTGGACAGGTTCTATTCTAAAAGATGAAGAGATTGAGAATATATTGCGTAAAGCAGGAACTATTTCTTCCCCCGACATAGGTGATGGGTCACCCACTCAATCTCAAGGGGAGGGAGAGTTAGCCGCGCCTACGGCAATACCCCAACCCGATGCAAAACAAGAAGAAGAAGAGAAAAAGAAAATACAAGATGTTGTCACTCAACAACAACCTATTCAACCTATTCAACCTATTCAACAATTGAAAAGTGCTATGCCGCATAATGGATGGTTTCAATCTATATTTGGTAAAGATGCGGAGAGTATGGTGAAAGAATTACGCATGGCTCGTCGTGTGCGTAAAGATATGCGGGGAGATATTGACCTTGCTATTGACGCAATACGAATTGCAAAACGCGAAGAAGTTGAAACCACATTGAAATCTATTCCGTGGGCTGATAATCACCTTTCGTCTATACGCGCTCTTGGGGTATCGGATAGGAACTTACACTCCCTAAGAAAACATGGTGCGACTCGCGAAATCTCTTTACGAAGAGCGTGTTCTATGTGGGAAAAGGCAAATGATGTTATTACAAAATTATCTCAAATTGAAGGTGACTTCAATCAAGACCAATTACAATTATGGCTTGATTCAAGACAAATGAGAAAGGATGCTAAATCTCAATGGAAAAAGACATTACATCCGATTGATGACATCAAAAAACAAGAAGCAATATGGCTTACGCGCTCTTCAAATGTATTAACCGAGAGAGGACCTTTATCATCTAATGAGATATACAATTCAATCGGCTCTCCGAAACATCTAACTATTCGTAAAATGGCTTCTTTGTTGAAGATGCATGGGATTGAATATGATATTGAGAAGATAGGAACGAATTATGGTATTATTCGCGATAACACAGTTATAGTGAAAGACATATGGGCTTACGCGGCAGGTTTCCTTGATGCTGATGGTTACATTACTATTACGAAGCGCGGAGAACCAAGAGCAGGTTTTGTCGCGACAGGTGGACGAGGTAAATTACATTGTGAGCAGTTGTATAAATCACTTGGATGTGGCGTTCTTCAAACTGATTTGAAAGTTCATAAAAATAGCAAACGCTCTCAACACAGACTTCAATTTTATGGCGCGGATGATTTGCGTAAGTTGCTTAATGGTATATCCCCTCATCTTCAAATGAAGAAGAATCAAGCGAATGCAGTATTGCATTTACTTGATTTGAGAGGCGCTAAAAGCAACCTTGTTAAATCACGAAGAGAAGAGTTATACCGTGTTGTGAAGTGGGAGAATTGGAAGGATGTTCCCGAAGAGCGTGAGAAGTTGCTTAAAGAGTGGAAGGTTGAAGAGCATGAAGTTCTTGCATGGGGACAACGGGATAACGAAGTTATCCGTCTTGTGGACGACGCACACCGTATAGAGAGGTTGATTTGATGGTTGAAGAAAGAGGTATGGTGGGTAGGTTTCTATCTTCACTCGCTAAACCATTCCGACGACGAACCACACCCGAACCAATTATGCCGCTTTGGAAAAGCGGTATTCAAGAGCCGGTTCTTGTTCAAGGTGTGAGTATTCCCGCGCTTTATGCAACAGTGCAAGAGTCTGTTGTGTTGAGAACCACAATTAACACATTATGTCAAGAAGTATTTAGGCGCGGCCATTATTGGCAAAAGAAGTTTCATAAGAAATGCACTAATTGTAAGGAAGAATATCAACATGATACTGTTGAAGAGTGTCGTTTATGCGGAATGAATGATTTTGAATCTCCCGATATTGACCAAGTATTATATCCGCGTTGGTTATTAGAACAACGAAACTCTATGGACCAATCATTTATGGATGTTATGCGCGAAATTGAATGGGATTTAGATATTGTTGATGATTGTTTTCTTATTCTTATTAAAGAATACTTCATTGACCCCGATAGCGGAGAAATCGCCTTTTTCCGAATTAAAGAAGTTATGCGTGGCGACCCTACATTTATGAGAATAGTTGCTGATAAGCGCGGTGCGCGTGGCGGTCGTTATCTTCTATGCCCTGTTCATCGGGATAGAACATATCCACATAACGGTGATTATACTAAATGTGATGTATGTTCATTACCGCTACAAGATGTTCATTATATCAATACTGCCGGTTCGGGTAAAACGCAATACTATATTGATGGTGAGATATTACACACAAGTAAGTTCAATCCATCTAAACTGTATGGTCGTAGCCCTGTTGCTACTATGTGGAGACAGGCTCAAACTCTAACAGCGATGGATAATTACATCTATCTTGCTTATCAAAAACGAAGAATCCCTCGCGGTATTCTCGCTATTACAACGGATAACATTCAATCAACTGCATCGTTTTGGAAAGGCGCAGAAGAGAAGATGGAGCGCGACCCTCATTATATTCCTAAAGTGGGTATTGAATCTGCATCGGGGCGTGGTAAAGTTGAGTTTGTTCGCTTTATGGACACACTTGATGAGATGCAATATAGCGCAATACGGGATGAAGTTCGTATGCGCATTGCCGCATTCTATGGAGTGTCAAGTATATTCATGATGGATGCGGGTAAATCCGGCGGTTTGAATAATGAAGGTATGCAGATACTTGTTACTAATCGCGCTGTTGAGTTTGGACAAAAAATCTATGCAAAAGGTATATTCCCGCGTCTATTGAAAGAGATGGGTGTTGATGAATGGGAATTAACACTCTATCCGAACGAAGAAGAAGATGAAGTGACACGATTGCGACGCGATGAACAAGAAGTGAATATCGCACAGCGTATGTTACAACTTGGATTTGAAGCAGAACTCACAGAAGATGGCGGTGGTGATATTCGTTTCACTTACAAGAAACCCGACCCTCAAGCACAGCAACAGCAACAACCTCCGGGCGGCGGTGGCGCGCCTCCTATGCCTCCTCCGGGCGGAATGCCTCCTCCGGGCGGAATGCCGATGGGTGGCGGAATGCCACCTCCTGTTCCGGGCGGAGGCCCACCACCTATGCCCCAACAGCAACCTCAAGGAGCATCGGGTGGCGGTCAAGCGATAATGATGATGGAAAAGGGAGGCGTAGTTGGTCTTGGTGAAGGAACAGGTCAACGCGATAATGGTCCTGCTCCTATTAGTTCCGAAACACAACTAAGTGGTTCTCCTAAAACTAAGAAAAATCAGCGCGGGTCGGATAAATCAATAACCGAAGAAATGCTTGATGCTGTGGAAGCCGCGAAGGACCCTACCAATCAAAAAGAAAGTGGCTTTTGATGCGATACCTTCAAAGGTCGCGCAGTTATGGGCTAATTCATGAGCGACCTACTCAGTAAGATGGACCCTATGGTTCGTAAATTAGAAACAGCAATGGCGGAGTTCAAAGTTGCACTTTCAAATAATGACCTTGTATCAGCAGAACAATTTCTAAGAAGTATTCAAACAACAAGTGATTATCTTGCTGATGATGTTACCGCGATTTACAAATCACAAACAGAAGTTAAAATTGAAGGTGTAAATGAAAGATATGCAGGTGGAGTCCCTGTAATGCGATTTAATAGTATTGAAAATGTCATCGCTAAAGGAGAAGACCGACCATTAGGATATGTTGGACCGGATAGAATCGGCGGCGTTTTCAAGAAGCAAGGGCAGGTGTGATACTTGCCCGAAGAAGCCGATGCTATGGCATTGATGAAAGCACTTATCGGTAAAATGGAAGCAATGGATGCAGAATTAGGTATGTTGCGTAAGCAAGTATCTAATCCACATACTATGCTTCGTAAGTCGGGTTTTGTTAAGGCTGTCACACCTGCAAGTGAAGATGTTTGGGGCGACCCACTTCGCGGAGAGCGCAACGAAGTAATCTCTAAAGCAAATGATGAAGTAAGTGAATCAATGACAGGTATGAATATGCCTAACACTAATGAAGAATGGCACGATATGTCATGGGATGAGATTCACGCAATGGCTAATACAGCCGCAGAAGCAGAAGGTAGGAGGATTGACCAATGAAGCCAATGAAAGTTGAAGCAGGTGAACATGCACCGGATTTAGAGGCTGTTCTTAAAGAAGCAAAGAAGGTTGAAGGTAAGTTTGGTTCAAAGAACGCTGATGGATTTGAAAGTGTTCGCGGCGTTGATAAGGTAAAACCGGGTTATTATTCAACCAATCAGCAACAGATTGAAGCAGAAGATGTGAAGCGCACCGAACCTAAGAAAGAAGAAATCAACTTGGAATCTAAGCAACATTCATCGCATGACGATGCTTTATCTGCACATGAAAATGACGCAGGTGGCGAACCCGATAAGAGTCCGAAAAGTGCATTCAATCTAACAGATTTATATTGAGGTGGTGATTGTGTGTCTAAAGACAATCCCACACAATACCATACGCGCACGATAGACCTCTTCGTTAAGTCTTATCTAAGTGGTTATGCTTCTCTAAATGAAGCGGCAGATATTATCTTTAGCGCAAATAACTTAGAGAATCATAATCGTTTTGTGCCGTCTTTCATCTATGATATTGAGAATTATTTAGCAAAGGCTAAAATCGCAACAGTTGAGAGTGGTGATTTACCACGAAGAGAGCAAACTAACATAATGAACACGCGCTCTCAAGAAGTTCAACAAGGACAAAAGCATCCTTTTGAAGCAATACTAATGTTTGATTTTGATGATTGGCGCGATTGCGCTCCCGATGGGGACAATCCTAATCCCGAACGAAGAAGAGAGATGTGTCAGCGTTTTTGGTCATGGCAAATGCCAACAAAACCCCGCGAAGGTAGTAGTATTGATGCAGAAGACCATCCTGTTCGGCAAATGAATTGGTTTCATTCTCAATCACATTACCCATCATCAAACTCATCAAGTCCTTTACTAACGCAAATGATTAACACTATTTTTAATTCATCAACTGATGGTGAACCAACTCGTATATTGATGGATGAAGCAATGGCTGATATGGGGGTCAATCCAAGATTAGCGCGACCTCAAAATATGGGTGAATGGTCTAATTCGGTTAATGAAGCATCATATGATAAACAGTTTCATGATGCTTTTAGGAAATATCATGACAAACACACAGATAAGTTTTCATCTTTGACGATACCACGAACGCGTTTGAATAAGTTCATTGAAACGAGAAAGAATAGAGGGATAAATGAAACTAAAGAGCATGCTTTAGAAGTATTACAAAATACAGCGCTTAAAAATCTCTTTTTGCAACACAAGATATGGGAGTTGCGCGGAGTTCCCGATGATTACATATGGGAGAATCTGTATGATGAAGGCGGTAGTATTGATAAAGAAAAGACCGTTAAACAAATGAGGTCTAAAAGTGAATCAAGAGATAGCGCTAAATATCGCGCCGGGTTCTTCCCGATGTATTTCGGATTACCACTTATTGATTATGAAGACGGATTGAAGTTTGCTGAATGGTTCTTAGATGGGGCGGGTTATATTGAAGGTGAGGATTATGATAAAATCAACCCGCGTTTCAATGATGATGTAATCAATAACATATTAGGTCATAACGCAAGAGGATTCTTGACAAGGCATTGTTCAACTTTCGCTCATGCTCTCCATGCAGTATATTCCGGTAATGCGGGAACATCGGGTCATAATTCATTACCCGGAGGGCATGTTGGTCGCACTCCCGGTCAAGAAGAAATGGGTCGCAATAAAGAGTTCAAACAAGACTTGTTATTGAGAACTAAAAGGAACAGCGATAGAACCACAGGCGATGTTATTAAACTAATTGATGAAGCGGGTATTACGCGAGAACAGCAAGATGAAGTGCTAAGGCGTTTATCATTACTTGATGATGTGGGTGAGGGAGATAAAACACCCGATTATCACGCTAAATTGTCGGAAAAGAACTTAGATAAGGTTATGACAGCATTTGCGCAAATATATGGTAAAAATGGTGCAACAGGTGACAATAGAGACTTTTTGCATAATGTTAAACATCTTTTCAAACTTGAAGGTGATAATTATTTCTTTAATCCATTAGAAGGAGTGCCGGAGATGAAGAAGACACCGCTATTTTACATGTCGCAAGCCATTGGTGGTTTTGATGGCGCTATGGGTGAAGTATGGTCGCATTGGCCGGATTTATTTCATGAGGCATTTCCGTCAGTATTTGTCCATCGCGCAGAACCTATTTCCGACTATGACGATGAGGAAGTTGCTGAAAGAGTATTACCATCAGTAAAGAACACTTACCAATCGCGCGCCGGAACATCATATATGCAGACTTCAAAGTTCAATAACACATTTCAAGCCGACCCCGATGACGACGCAAAAACAGCAAGAATCAAACAAGATTTAATTCAAGCAATAACAGATGCTCAAATAAGTGAAGGTGAAGAAGATGACTTACTTGATAGGTTTGAAGATGGTAAAGTTGTATATATTGAGTTTCCTCAAGGAACGGGTAAGCGACCTACCGCAGAACAAGCAGAAGATGTTAGTGAAGAAGAATATATGCTTGATAAATTACCCGAAGGTATGACTCTTGACGAATATATTGGTGGGTATGAACAAGACACATTACCTGTCACAACAGGTCACTCCGCTTTAATCACGCCTATGTTAACACATAATACCAATCAAGGAAACCCTAATCATTATTCAGCAGATTTTAACCATCATTGGATAAGAGGTATAGAAAACGAAAACCGACCAAAAGATACTATTCTTGCCTTGAGGCATGCGCGTATGCTATCCGATAACATAGGTGGTGTGTCAAGAAGCCGAAGTAATCAAGGCGAGACAGGATTAAGAAGAGTTGGGGATTCAACATTCGGTCGCGATGTGAGTATGGGTGTTCGTAAAAGAATTGATGGGGAACAGAAACAAAGTGTTCATTCTTCTCAAGTGACTAAGGATGAAGCCGATAATCGCATGCTTATGCTTCACACTTTATTATTTCAAGCACATCATGGTATTGATAATTATAATGAAGAAGACCATGCTACACACAACACAAAACAAACTATGCCTCACACAGTCTATCATTCCAAACATCGCGACCCTTTAGGCAGGGGCGAGGATGCAGGAACAGTATATCAAAATGAACTTCTTAGCGCAACTCACGAAGATAACCCCTTTGATGCAACAATAGCGGTATATGATAAAGAGGAATATGAGAAAGCGCTTGAGCGCTATGAGAAGGGTGGTATTCTCCGATTACCAACAACGCTAATAAGAAACATCAAAGATAGAAGAGAGTTGGTTAGTGAGTTAGAAAAAATACATCAAGAGTCTAATGGTTCAGTATTTGATGAGTTAGGTGATGGTGCAAAAAATCGTCTGCGTGTGAGAATGAAGCAAGAGGAGGGTTTCACAGGACATTATGGTGGAGGCAAACAATACATCATAGGCGAAGATGCATCAACTATGTATCAAGAAGCATTAGCCAATTACAGACAATTAGCGCGAATGGCCTACAAAGGAGGTAGTATTGAAG